ATCATACCCTAGATTATGGGATGTCCACTTATGTTATAAGGACATAGTGGAGTATGGTGAGCGTGTATATTGTCGTAGAATGTATATTGTGCGACATAGTGGTATCCAACCCCAAAAACCAAACAGGGGTCAAAGGGTTTGAACAAAATATATGGTTGGTTTAGTTACATCAGCACCCCTCACACACGTACTCTAACCTTAAAATACCGATAGGGGTATCTAGCGTATACAACCTAAGGTACCGTTACCCAGGATGTATAATAAATTATGTTCGTAAAGGTTAGACCTAGGTATAAGATTAAAAATTGGAAGTATCCCAACAAGGATGCTAGGTGGGTAGATAGAGAGACTGGTCTTAGGAAGAATTATGATGGTACACTAGAGAAACCTAAATTTATGACTAAAATAAAAGGGAATGGGTCACTAACTAAAAAGCAGAAGAAAGTAGCGGTTAAGATCATGTACGAAGCTGGGTGGGGAACTAAGCGGTTATCACAATGGTTTAAGACTAGCCAGATGACTATTTCTAGGTGGAAGGATATTCCTACCCCTGAGAGTTTACAGTTGTTTGAGCAGAGCTACAAGGCAGCCATGATGGATTACGACATGCAGTCTGTATTTGGGATTAAGAGTAGGATCATGCAGTTGATTCCACACGAGGAAAATATAGATAAGTTAGTAAAAGCAGGAGAGTTCTTTTCTGGGGAGAGGGAAAGGAGAACTCAGAACAACACCCAAGTCAACGTATATGGAAGTATGCTAAAGAAGTACGGAGAACAAACCACAGAGATGCCTGTTAGTATTATTAGCAAGACGATAAAGAAATAACCAGATGAGTAACACTACGGTAGTTATCATAAACTGGAATGGGAATAAGTATTTAGACAAGTTGTTAAAAGCTCTGGACAAGGAGGACTGTGAGATTCTTACTGTGGATAATTGTTCTACAGACGGCTCTGACAGCATGTGCGACCTTCTCCTAAACTATAACTGGGGATTCTCGCAAGGGAACAATATTGCCGCTTCTCAACTACAAACCGAGAATATCTTGTTTATGAACAACGACATGTTACCTAAGCATGGGTTTCTAAAGGAAATGGAGCGGGCTGCACTGGACTACCCCATAGTTGGGGCGAAGCTAATATACGGGGAGACTAAACAGATGGATGTAGCAGATATGCACCTGGAGATGTACGAGGGCAAGGTTCAACACGCTGGAATAGGTATAAACCAGTTCCATCTTCCCTACGAAATGGGACGAGGGTTAGAGCCTAACGACCCACAGATTGACCATGGTTACGAGGTGTCTGGTGTGACTGGAGCTTGTATGTTGGTAAAAACAAAACTGTTCTGTGAGCTGGGTGGGTTCCACACGGGATTCAAGAATGGGTTTGAGGATGTAGACTTCTGCTGGAGAGCTAGGGAGAAGGGATATAAAAGCTGGTATGAATCTAGGGCCGAGGTAATTCACTACTGCTCCTCCTCTGTAGGCCGCTTCGACCATGAAGCTGAGAATCGAGCCTTATTAATTTCCTCCTGGCCCCCAGAACGGGTAAAGGGGTTACAATAGGGTATGATCTCTGTAATTATCCCTACTTATAACAGAAAGACTAACCTAAGACGTGTGTTTGCAGCCCTGGCTAAACAAGACTTCAATAAGGACCTCTACGAAGTTGTTGTCTCGGATGATGGTTCCCAGGACAACAGCGTAGAGGCTATAACCGAATTTCAAGACAGACTTAATTTTCAATATTACTGGCAACCTAACAAGGGCTTTAGAGCCCCCATAGTCCGAAACATGGGAGCTAAATTAGCCAAAGGGGACAAATATTTGTTCTTGGATTCTGATGTCATGCTCTGGCCTGGGGCATTGTCTATGTACCAGAACATAACTACTGCTAACCCAGACGCAATTATCGCTGGGAGATACGACTGGTTAGAGCCTATGGACTTCTCTGTCCACGATGTCTACGCCAATTGGGACAAGATAATTACCAACCAGATGCCACACACCCAGACAGGTCCCATGAAGGGAATTATTGGGCCAGACTTGCGCTCTATTGGTGTTTCCATGTTTGATGAGCAAGTTAAAGATAACTACTGTCTGGGGCTGTTCTCTGGCAATATGCTTATCCCCAAAGATATGTTCTGGTCCGTAGGGGGGTTTGACGAGGCCATGGTAGGCCATGGTGGTGAGGACTGTGAATTTGCTATGCGTTTACAGGAAGCAGGGAATAAAGCTATCTTTACCCAGTATGCTACTGGTTATCACATTTACCACGACAGGAATCAAGAAAAGAACATGGAAGAAGTAAATATAAACATCGAGTACATGAAAAAGAAACACCACAACTTCATGGTAAAATTAGGAATTATTGATGGTAACGTAGAGGCAGGGGAGCTACCCCTAATACAAAAATGATATTACTAGACATCGGAGGAGGAAATGTCCCACACCAGGAGGAGGGTTACCACACGGTTGCTACGGATAGACACGATTTTTCAGAATACTACAAGGACAAAGAATCTACTTTCGTGCAACATGATTTACTTACCAAGTTGCCATTTGAGGATAAGTCTGTGGACAAGATATGGTGCCATCACGTTTTAGAGCACCTGCCCCACCAACTGCCAGATGGAACCGATGCTCTGGTCTACGTTATAAACGAAATGGGTAGAGTTATCAAGCCAGGTTGTGAGGTCCACCTAATCGTCCCGTGGAACGAGCACACTAATGCCTGGAGGCATCCTGGACACTACAGGTATTTTAACTACGATATTTTCAACTGGTTTGACTACCGCAACGATACTCCAGACCACGAGGCTTATGGGTATATAAACAAGATGGAATTAGTTAGAAATTGGATACAGGACAACTGTCATGTATACGCAATATTTAGGGGAGTTGACCATGTTCAAAAATGAATCAGCAGACAGAGACAAAAAAGCCCAATGGAACAAGGACTGGGCAGAGGTTAAAGATATTTACTTCTGGAGGCTCCGCCAGCATTATTTCGCAGTTGCCAAGCGGTTGCAAGGGTCGGTGTGTGACCTTGGTTGTGGTCCTGGCTACCTTGCTGCTTTTACAGAGCCTAACGAGGGTTTCTATACAGGTGTGGATATATCAGAAGTTGGGATTGAGTATGCCAAGTTCCTTTTCCCAGGGGCACACTTTTTGGTAGCAGATATTGCCAAAGAACACATAAATCTACCCGATGCCAGCTTTGACACAGTGGTTGCTTCCGAAGTTATAGAACACTTGCCAGACTTTAGTAACGTACTGAAAGAGATGGTCAGGCTTAGCAGATTACAGATGGTTATTTCTATGCCTGTGAATATGCCAAATGACGACCACTATTGGCCTATCTGGTCAGAAGAAGATATCCGCAGGGAGTTTGCTGGAATGGGCACAATCACCGAGATTTTTAGGGACGAAGTTTATAATTTTAATGTTGTGACCATAAAGAAATGAGTATCGACATTCTAAGATCGGCTGGAAGATTGCTAAACAAAAAGATGAGAGTTTTCTTGGCAAAGATTTTAGTTATCCCTGTTCGTTGGTTATATACGGAAATAATGGAGGAATTGTAAATGAAAGTTGCTTCCCTAGTTGTTCTCGCCTACGAAAGACCAGAGTTTTTGAAAGTTAACCTAGAGTCTCTGCTAACCACGCCATCGGGATACCCTATGGAGATAATTGTGCACAATGATGGTTCCACTGACCCCGCTGTCCTGGACTATCTTGCCCAGGTAGCAAAAGATAAGCGTATTTCCATGCTGATTAACAACTGCGGCAAGAACCAAGGAATAGAAAAGGCCGTCAAGCGTAGTATTGCCTGTTCTAGTGGGGAATACATATTTAAACTGGATACCGACCTGCTTTACACTGAAAACTGGTTAAAAAAGGCTATAAAGGTCTTGGAGACTGATCCCCTAATTGGAGCCGTTGGGCTGGTGGACTACAGAAAATATGACCCAAAGGATGAGCGTTTCTGGGATGTAGAAGAGGCTGAGGAGTATCTGTTGGTACAAGATTTTGTTTCTAGTGCTTATGGGTTTAGGAAAGAAGTCTACGACCACCATGGTTGGCAGATGTCTCACGATGGGTGGCATTTATTCCTCCGAGGGAAAGGATACAAACTGGCGATAAAAGACGTGGTTACCAATTTTGGGTTTGGTAGGTCTATTTACGTTGGTCCAGACGGACAGGCCGTAAATATGAACAACCCAAGCCTGACTTTTTAACGTGGAAGACTGGAAAGTAAAAGTAAAAGAAGTTATCGAGGGTAGTTTCCCCATTATCAATAAGCAAGCCGAGGAAGTACCTTTCGTCCTAAACAAGGCTCAATCTAAGTTCTTAGAAGCCATGACAGGCAGAGATATAATCCTAAAGGCTCGCCAGGAGGGATTTTCATCCTTCATCCTGGCAATGTTTACATACGACTTTCTGTTTAAAGCTAACTCTGTCTCCGTCTCGCTCTCCTACGAGTCGGGGGCAGCAGAGAAGCTTCTGGACAAGGTTAAACTTTACATCAAAGACCTGGGAGTACCCATGAAATATAACTCTCGCCAGGAAATGTATAACGAGGCTATTGGGTCCACCTTCTACATCGGTACGGCTGCTGCTCTAAATACTGGGCGTGGCCAAACTATCAACAACCTACATTGTTCCGAAGTCGCCTTTTACAAAGATGCTTACAAACTGATGACTGGTTTGATGCAGTCTGTCCCCAAAGACGGGAGAGTAATCCTAGAATCTACCGCCAACGGCATGGGTGATTACTTCCACCGAGAATGGACCAAGGGTGTAAATGGAGACGGGGCTTTTGCCCCCCACTTCTTTAGCTGGAGGGACCACGATGAGTATCAGTTACCCATAGATAGAACCTTTAAGCCAAACTCCGAGGAAACAGCAGAAATGATTGAGTATGGGTTCTCCAAGGAACAAGTGGCCTGGAAACGGGAGAAGGTCAAGCAATTTAAGACAATAGACGAATTTAATCAAGAATACCCCATAACCCCAGAAGTTGCCTTCATTAGTTCTGGCAATCCTGTTTTTGACATCAAAGTTCTTAACCGCATGCTAAAGATGGCTTCACCAGGTAAGTATAAGGGCAACCTGATCGGAACTAGAACCAGGTTAACTCTGGAGGAGACTCCAAAGGGATATCTGGAAGTGTGGGAGTTGCCTTCCCAGATGGACAGCTACGTTATCGGAGCCGATGTGGGAACTAGCGATGACTACTCTGTGGCTACGGTGATTGGTAAAAGGAAGATGGAGGTAGTGGCAAGATTTAGAGCCAAGCTCCCAGTGGATGCGTTTGCCAAAGAGCTGGAGAGACTTGCTTACTTCTACAATACAGCCTTACTGGGTGTGGAGCGTAACAACCAAGGTATTGCAGTTCTTGTGGTTCTAAATAAAATTTATTATCCTAATCTTTTCTACAAGGAAGACGTAAACGATTTGGGAGAAAGTTCCGTCTCCAAATTGGGCTGGACCACAGATGTCCGTAGTAGACCTATTTTAATCACCGACCTGGGTATGTATATCCGCAACAACGACCTAATTATCCACGATCAGACTACAATTAACGAACTAATGACTTTTGTCAGAACTGACAATAAGCCAGACGGAGAAGCCCAGCAAGGGTGTCACGATGATACTGTCATCGCTTTGGGTATTGCTGTCCAGATGTATAGGCGGTTTGATGACAGTAACAAGGCAAATGAGTTCGTAACCCACGCTAGTGGCGGGATAGATATCGCCAACCAATTGGACATCCCTTCCAGAGCTTTCGACAATTACTAGTTTAGAGTGTTATATTAAAATATGACTGAAACAATCCTGTCCGTTGTTATTCTCTTGCTACTTATCCACAATTTACTTATCCAAAGGAATTTTCTTAGCCACTTAAAAGAGCTGGAAAAGAAAATGGCTGGAGTAGAAGATAAAGGTAAAGTTGAAAGTCCTAACCAGATAGAGGAAAATCACTACAGAGACATCGCTGATGTTAATCCAGGCGAAGTTAAATTATAACAATGGCTACACAAGAAGAAATATTGGGCAAAATGTTAGCAGGTGGTACCTCTCCAGGTCCTGCACCTATGACTCCGCCTCCCATGATGCCCCCAGTTGTCGAGCAGCAAGATGTGGCGTTATCTCAGGATTTACCAGACGAAGACATGATGGAAGAAGCTCCAGAAAAAGAAACCAATTTACCTATGGATCCATTAACCCTGGCTGAGTTCCAGACCAAGTTTGGGTACGACAAAGACAACCGCCAGTACATAGACTGGTCCTGGTTTGTTTATGACAATTATGTGAAAGGTAATCACTTTGTAAAATTCAACGACATTACTCAAATGGTAGAGGCTGTTCCGTCGACTGGGTCAACCCGATTCGCTATCAACAAAATATGGACTACTTTGCGCTCTGTCCGTGGCTTTGTCACAAAAACAGACCCTAAGTGGTACATCTATCCAGAAGACAACTCAGAAGACTCCGTACAAAAGGCTAAATACAAACAACGAGTCCTAGATGACAGGTGGCTTTTTGGTGGGTTAAAGGAAAAAACTAAGCAATCTGTGTTCCAAGGTCTCAAATACTCCATCGGAATTATAGAATTAGCCTGGAACAGTGACGATAATGAGGTGGAATACATAGTTTTGGACCCATACGATGTCTACTTCGGTGGTCCTGCCTATCCTTACTGCACCAGAGTCACGAAAGTGGTCTGGAGAACCCACGAGGACATCGAAAATGACGATAAATACAAGAAAAAACTAGGTGATTTGGATACCACCGACACCAGATTCGCTTCTACTTGGAAAGAAACCTTGCAAAATTCTGTTTATGGACACCAAAATAGGGCAGGAAGTGACAAAGGCACCTTAGTTTATGAGGTCCACGAATATGTGGAGAAAGAAAACAAGAAAGGTGGTCATGTTAACATTGCTACCTTCACCAACTCTACCTTCCTTCGCTATGTTGAGACTACTTACGACAGCTTGTGGGATGTTTTCCACTTCTATCGCACGGATGACAACCCAGGAGAGAATTATGGGGAAGGATGGGTTAAAAATCTCATTCCCCCACAAAAACTACTAGACATCTTAGAGAGTTTGACAGCAGAATACCACCACACTTTTGCAAAGGGTCGTTATGTCATGGCAAACAACGCTGGGGTCAAAATAGTAACAAACGAAAATGGAACCATGTTACTCCACAACCCAGGGAAGAGACCAATAATCGAAAATGCCCCAGCAATGGCCGCATCTGTCGATAACCAAATCAGCCGAACTAACATTTACATGGAAGACATCGGAGGGCAACACGATGCATCTCTAGGTAGACTCCCAACAGGTGCTAGTGCAGGTGTTGCGATTGAAGCTCTACAGGAAGGAGACGCTAACAACCTCAAGGACTTGGCAGAAAACTTCAACATCTTCTTGACCAAGCTAGCCTACGGTACCTTCAAAATGTACGCTAGAAAATTAAAGACAACCAAGGTTATCCAGACCAACGACAAAGACAAAAACGGCAAGCCCGATTTCTTTGCCATAATCGGTGAGAGTGCCACCAACATACCTGAAACAATTACCTATAACGGACAAGAAATTCCTGTCTGTGTTATCCGAGAAGAAGAAAAGGTCCGTGTCAGTGTGGACACCTGGCTAGCCTATACCCGTGAAGCTCGTGAACAACGTGTTTACAAGCACTACACTGCTGGCCTAATTAGCCGTAAAGCAGCCTTAAATGCCCTAAATTACAACGATGTTGACGAAATAATCGGTGACGCTATCCGTGAGGAAGTGGTCGCTTCTATGGTTTCTCAGGGTCCAGCACAACCGTTACCTACTGATGGTGGCCAGGCTCCACCTCCTGAAACTGACACCGCTGGTGCGATAACCCCAGGTGCAGGTATCCCCATGCCTGAACTAGGATGACGACTGCGTTTGACGATGCTGTAAATTCTTATGTAGACAGCAATGCCTCTTTGGAGAGAAACCTGGCTGTTGCCTTAGAGCAACAAGGTATACTTTCCCCCAATGTACTTGCCTACGCTCTTGCTACGGTCAAACACGAAACCGCTGGGACTATGAAACCCATTCGTGAATATGGCGGCCCACAACAAGCCAAGAAACTTGGATATAAGGGCGGAGAGAACTTCTATGGACGTGGATACATACAACTTACACACGACTACAACTACAAAGACATAGGTAAAAAACTAGGTATGGGAGATGCTTTATACAAGAATCCAGACTTAGCCCTAGACCCAGCGATTGCCGCCAAGATATTAGCTGTGTTCTTTAAGGACCGAGGGGTAGCTGCTGCTGCTGAAAAGGGGGATTTTTATGGTGCACGAAGAGGTGTAAATGGGACAGACAAGGCAGAAAAAATAGCCCAACTTGCCAAACAATATTTACCTACAGCCAAGAAGGTTGCTGCCAACCCAACCATTGCCCTACAGCAAGCAAAAAAACAAGCGGAACAACAAAACCCAATGGTCCCTACTCCAAACGTGGGACCAATTCAGTCTTTCATAAAAGCTATCTCTCCTAAGCAAGTCATGGCACAAGAGCCTATCCCTAAACCAGTGAGTGCTCCTCAGAAAACAAAACAAGTTGTCGATCCATACTCTCAAAAAGGATGGGAACAGGCACAATCCGACTACATCCAAACTAAGGTAAATAACGGAGAATACTATGGAAAGAGCCAAGGTAACTATGTAATTAAGCCAGGTGATACCCTCTCTGGTTTAGCTAAGGCTTACAACACCACCCTCAGTGATTTCATGCGGGCTAACCCAACCATCACTAACGCCAACGTAATTCGTGCTGGGGCAACCATCAATGTCCCTTCTTCCCCAACTTCGGTTAGGGTGAGTGCTCCATCCTCAAGTGGTGGCGGTTCTGCACCTTCCTCCAGTTCTGGTGGATATGTCATCCGCACAGGGGACACGTTGGGTGCCATAGCTAAAAAACTAGGCACAACCGTCAATGACTTGGCTAGAAAAAATAATATTGCAAATCCTAATCTGATATACGCTGGGGTAAAACTAAAGACGTAGTTGATTTTGACTTTCCACACCGATGTGCTACATACTGCTTATAAGCACATTAACAATTTGTTTTTCTTCGTAGGTTGGAACTTGGGTACGTTGCTGTCGTACCCAGCTTTAAGCCTACGAAGGTGATAGTAGGCAAATAATAGTTTACACCGCCACCCAGCTGCGTTAATGAGGGATAAAAAACTATGCCAGATGTAAAAACCCAAGAGATGGACACTCTTGTTGACCCATCAGTCAACGAAGAAACCAAGAAGGAAGAAGTCGTAGATTCTGCAGGCAGTAATGCCCAAAGAGAGGGACTGTTAAAAGAAATCAAGGCCGAGCGTGATAAACGCCACGAACTTGAAAGTAAGATGGCAGAACTTGAAGCTAAGATGGAAGCCAGCTCCACCAATTCCAACCGTAACGATGACGAATTAGAACTAGCCGTGGATAGACTAGCTCCAATATTGCAGAAAAAGGGTTTTATTACCTCTCAGCAAAAAGATGAGGAAGATAGAGCCAATCAGTATGCCAAAGACCTAAAAGATTTATCTGGTAGGTATGATGGTAACGATGGTAGACCCGTTTTTGACGCAGTTGAGGTGGCTAATTATGCCAAGTCTAAGGGCATCTTCGATTTAGAAGCTGCCTACCGTAATATGCACTGGAAAGAACTCGTCGATTGGGAAAAGAAACAAGACGGTTCTGACAATGTAGAAACGGAAAGACCTAATTCATCCAGCCAAAGTAAACCAGGCGAGAGAGTCAAACTTACTCAAGAGTTCTTGAAGGAAAGAATGGCCCAACCCGATGGTCAACAGTGGTATGAGAAAAACAGAGACAAAATTATTGCTGCTTTAGGTAAGGGGCAACTCTAACCTAATTAATTGTTTAACCTTTTTTAAATATGTCTATTACATCAATGACTATCACAACTGGTGCCAACTTCATCCCCGAAGTATGGTCAGCGGAAGTAATCCGTGCCGTTGAGTCAAACCTAGTGCTCGCAAAACAAGTTAAAAGATATGACAGTGATGTCAAATCTTTCGGTGACACAATTCACGTCCCAAATTTATCTAACCTATCTGCCAACGTCAAAACCGCTGGTAACTTAGTTACTGCTCAAGCTGTAACAGAAGACAAGGTTGATATCTTAATCGACAAACACTACGAGGCTTCTTTCTATGTGGAAGACATCCTCAAGGTTCAAAGTCGCTACGACCTGATGAGTGAATACACCAGTAAAGCTGGTTACGCTATTGCTAAACAAATTGATACCTTACTCGCTGGTTTATACAGTGGTTTGTCTCAAACTGTTGGTGATGGTTCTACCGCTATCACTGATGCAAACATCATCTTAGCCCTTAAAAAACTTGACCTAGCTGAGGCTCCTGAAACTGATCGCTACTTTGACATCAAAGCTAACGGTAAGGCCGACCTCATGGGTATCGACAAGTTCGTTCTCCGAACTGGTCCAGGTTGGGATGTTTCTAACTCTCCCATCTTGAATGGTGCTAAAGAAAATGGTTTCTGGGGTGACATCTACGGTGTAAAAGTTTTTGTGACCAATAACTTGGTTACGACTGCTGGTACTCCAACCGTCATCCAAAACCTTATGTTCCAGAAGGAAGCCTTTGGTCTTGCTATGCAAGAATCTCCAAGGACTCAAACACAGTACAAGCAAGAATATCTTTCTAACTTAGTGACCGTAGACACAATCTTCGGTTTAGCTGAAATGAGAGACACCTTTGCTGTGAACTTCAAGAGCAAAGAGTAAGTCACTTAACGACCAACTAGAAACCCCCTAGCACTTAGGGGGTTTTTTAGGTGTTATACTTTGAATATGGATATAGTAGAGGAGCCACACGTTTGCAAGAATTGCCAACAGTCCTTAGACCAATGGCAATGGGTGCGCTACTCTGGCATCGGAGCATGGGAAGGCAAGGCAGACTACTGGGGGTGTCCTTATTGCAAAAAAAGAAAAGATGGAACAGATGTTCCCGTAGTAGAAATTAAGCCAGGTGGAATAATAATCATAGACAAGGTTTCGGTAGCTAGGGGAGAATCTATTAGCGTGTCTCACTTGCAAAACATTCGCTCCAGGGTCGTGGATGACGAGGGTAACAACCTCTCCGAGAAAAAAGGGATAGAGTACATGAAATCTAAGGGCGATAAGTATGTCGGCAGACTTAAAGCTTATTACGATAAAAAGGTATGAAACTAGGCATCGTTCTTGCAAGCAGGGGAACAATGTTCAGCAAGACCATGGAGTCGGTATTTAATAACCTAAAACACGCATTTAAAGCCCCTAATTATGAACTTTACATGGCACATGGACTCCCGATACCAGACTGCTTTAATACCCCACTAGAAAAAGCGTTAGATGATGGTTGTGGCATTATTTGGTTCGTAGAGGAGGATATGGATATACCCGCAGACACGCTGTCTAAAATGTTTGCGCTAGACGAACCCGTGGTGACCACAAACTATGCAGATAGACGTACGGGTGTCCCCCTGATACTTAGGAACAATGGTGAGATAGATTTTTCAGGCATGGGTTGCATGTTAGTCAGGAGAGAGGTGTTTGAGAAGATGGAAAGACCTTACTGCCGAAAGATGGTCTTTTGGAAGGTGGAGAATGAGGACGGCACACACTATTGGCAACCCCATCCAGAGGTGGAATGTAAGGATTATGGAACTCAAGATATTTATTTGTGTTGGGCCATGCGTAACGCTGGGTACAGAATCGTGGAGCTGGAGAATGTTGGCATAGGACACATGAGTCTGCTAACTAAGGCCGAGGATTTAATCAACAATGGTGGAGATATAGTTAAAACTGTTTACCTGCCCGATGTCCATAGAACTACAGAATAAAATCAAAGAGTACAAGGAGAGGTTTATCCCTTCCCCCGACAATGTGGTGGAAACAGGGGGCTGGGGTGCTGATGGCTGTGCTAGACATATTTTTAGTGACGCTAGGGATTTTTGTAGGATTGATTTGCACCGAGGGGTAGGGGTAGATATTGTGGCTGATTACCACGAGGCGGATAAACTATTTGATTTCAACCCCGATGTGGTTATCTGCCTTAGCCTGCTGGCCCCAGACAAACGACCAGGGGCGACAATAAAGGCCGCCAGAGCAATGCTTATGCCAGGGGGGTACATGATAGCCTGTTGCCCGTTGAAAGATGGGGGTTCTTATTTGGATGTTCTGTTACTCGGATATTTGGTATTAGACACTAGTTACCTCTCTTTTGAGGGTAATAGTACGATTTGCGGAATAGCCAAGAAGCCGTATACAATAAAGCATGACCCTAAAACAAATTCGTGATGCAATCAAAGCCATAATCGGTTCTGACACAGAAATACAAAACGCAGACTATGACACCTTCATAAACGAAGGTAAAGGCCTGATAGAGGCCAAGATATTAGACGAGCGTAAGGATTTTTTCCCAGACAGTGAAACTATCGCCGTAATTGCTGGAGACATAGACCTTACCCCCACCAAGACATGGCACAACGTAACCTTAATCCAAATAGATTTTGGGGATGGTGCTGGATATCAAACTATGACTAAATCTAGTTTAGAGATGGTTCTTGGCCCTAACAGCACAGACCCTCGTAGTAGTCTCATCTTCCATTTCTGGGGAGACACACTATACATCCCCAATTTCGACAAGGCAGCTACAATCAGAATCTTTGGGTATGTCGTTCCAGCTGCACTATCCAGTGACGGTGATACACCCACATTTAGTTCTCTACTCCATCCATGTCTAGTAACCTGGGGTGTTGGCCGTGCAGTAGAAGCTAGCTCTAGTTCTGAAAACTTCCTAGATGGTAGTCGCAAACGACAAGAGTTCTGGGACACTGTTTTGGAAATACTACCCACCGTAATACTAAAAGACTCCACGAATGTTAAGAGTTTAGTTTAATGAACAGATGCCTCAAAATCTGAAAGAACTAGCTATCACGAAATACTATGGTCTTAACAACACCACTGCGGCGGTAAACCTGACTTATGAAGCTACAACTTTACAGAATTTTCTTATTAGAAACTTGGGTAAATTAACCGTGAGAGACGGGGCTACGTTACTAGGAGACGATACGGGGGCAAATAAGATACTTGGTTTGGGTCACTGGACAGATGGAGAAAATGGAGTTCAGTTCAAAGTAGAAACTACCACGATAAAGAAACTCTCTGCTGGCACCTGGAGTAACATGACAGGTGGAACTGGTTTGACCACAGGATTAGAAATGAACTTTTGTCCTGCTAATGGGTATGTTTATGGT